CACCTCCGGCGTTCTCGATGGCCTTATTAAGATAAGGAATGTCAGCGGAGCCCTGCTGGGATGCTGCTGCAAGAATGTTGATATACTCGGCTGCATGTACGCTGGACTGTCCCATCTGGTTAAGAGAGCCGGTAAGGGCTTTCGCAGCGGTAGGTACGTCGAGCTCTGCTGCCTCAGCCAGCGTCACAGCCGCCTCAGCGGTGGCTGTCAGGGCCGACTTGTTTTTCAACAATTCCGGCATCTGCGACCCGATAAGCTTGTACGCATCTACCATCTGCGTGGCCGACTGGGTGCTGTCCATCGCCATGCGGATAGCTTCCGCACGGAAATAGTTCAGTTCATCTGCGGTCACACCCGTAAGGGCACGCAGTGAAGACAATGATTTTTCAAAATCCATATTCGCCGTGACAGCGGCATGGATGGAAGTGCTTATGCCGACAAATGCGGCGGCATACCCTCCAATTTTAGTCAATCCTGAAACTATACCTTTCGAAGTGTTGGCGAAACTGCTGATGCTTCCCTGAGCCTTCTTCAAGTTCGCATCAAAATCGCTCTTGTCAAGCAGTAATCGGGTAAATATATTAGCCATGATGTTCAAACATTTTTGCGCGTTTCCTTAATTCTTCCATTTCTCTCTTGCGGTCTTCCCGGCTCTCTACATCGTCCAGGTCTCCGTCAAGAGTCATTACGTCATCCAGTTCCAGGTCCCTGCAGTAGGGTCGGAGAGAGGCCCACATTACCATCCGTATCTTTTCCAGTTCCGACCGTTCTTTCCTCCGCAGACCTGTGATATAGGCGACGCACTCCGGTATGTCCATCCTGTCAAGGAAGTATTCCGGAGATACGCCGCCCTTACAGACTATCTCTTCATACAGACGTGCTATGCTCAGCCCTTCTTCCTGTTTGTTTTCGCCGGTTTCGCTTTTTTTTTAAGCTGCTCCAGGCGGTCGGCCTCTGTCTTCACCAGTTCCATGAATCCTTCAAAAATCGTCGGGTCGATGTCACACTGGTCAATCAGCTGCTCGAATGTCAGGCTGTATTCCGGATTGCATGCCATGAGGGAAGCATGAAGGAGCAGGTATGCATCCTCCAGCTTCTTCCCTTCGTACGGATGTCCGGTCAGCTGCTCATACTTGAACAGCGACCGGAGACTGTATCGGAGGTAGTATTCCTTATTGTCAACACTTACTATCATGCCCCTCCTGTCTTCACTTTTTCCAGTTTACCAACACCCTTGAACGTGGCAGACACGGTCATATTATCGCCGTTCTGTCCTTTCAGATCCACCTTGGTAATGATGGCCTCACCTTTGTAGTAAGTGGTCGTAGAACCATCCGGAGCAGTCCATCCTTCTTCAGGTACACCATTAATGTCTTGATTCTTCGGAATACCTGCGATGATAGGTACTTTCTGAGCGGCCAATGCCATGTCCATCAATGCTTCATAACTGATATCTACCGGAGTTCCCTCGTCAGGCGCACCTAACGACTCGGAGGATGCCTCCCAGTTGAATCCAGTCACTTCCGATTCATCCCACAGCCCGCTGTCCTTTGATGCCGTGCTGGTAGTATCAATGTTCAGGGTGAGCTGGTGGTTGGTAGCAAGTGCCACGGCTTTCCCGTCTGCGAAGACCATAAAGTCTTTACCTTTTAAAACTTTTCTCATACGCTTGTTGTGGTTAAGTTAAATACTAATTGTTGCATATATACGTTTTCTGCGAATGACTCCATGGCATCTTCCATGTAGCACTCCGTTACCCGGAACGTATTGTATATCCCTCCAGTACAGTCCAGTGCCTTACGTACCAGTTCTGCTACTTGTACGGACTCCTTATAGTTGTCGGAGAATACATACACGTCAACCGTTACCGCGTCCTCACCGCTTCTTATGTCCTTCGTCCGTAAGGGAGCCACTGAGGAACGCTCATAGCAGATGAAGGGAAATTTTGTTTCGGCCGATAAGGCCACCGGAAACATCCGGTCTCCGACTTTTGCCGTAAGTTCCTCCGAGAGACTCATCCGGCTCAATATGTGCTCCGCTACTGATAGGCTCATTTTTTTGCTGCTATTCGGTTAATATATTTCTCAATCAGGCTGTTAAGGCTTGTCTGGGCTTCTGTCTGTTTGGACTTTACCGCGTTCTGGAAGAAGTTGGATGCCTGTATGCGTCCGGTGTATCGCTTCTTCGACAGCTTACGGCTTGTCTTATTGTAGCGTTCTCCGGTTCCCAGGTCAAAGAATTTCAGTGTATAGGCAATGTCTTTAATCCCTCTTTTACGGTAACTCGCCGACTGCTTCCTGGTAAGTCCTCCTAAGATGTCTATTCGCACGCCTCCTAAGTCCTTATAGACCTTGAACTTCACAAACCGCTGCATAGGCTGATAGTTGATTCTTCCGTTCTTTCCCGATACGCTTCTCAAATTCTGTACGGCCTGCTTCCGGATGATTCCTCCAGCCGCAGCCAGCCCCCGTCGTATTGCGCTTCTGGCTTCCCTGTTAGTCAATGACAGGTCCTTAATCATCTGATTAATCCTGCTGACATCTACCGTGAATTTTATACCCTCTACAGCCATAATTTACTAATAGAAGGACCGGGTGTTACCCCAGTCCTAAATTAAAGATTGAACACTACGCCAAGGTTGCCTTACCCACAGCGAACGCTTCCGAACGCAGTGTCAACATGTCGTAATGCGTGTTGAAAATAAAGTAGGTAAGGTCTTTCTTAGCTACGGCTGCAGACTGTGAGTCGACTGTCATACGCATCTTACCGAATTGACCTACCAGCTCATAGCTGAATACGCCGAAGCCCAACATATCCTTGTCCACATATTCTGTCACAAACACTGGATAACCGTCAATCAGTCCGTTTTCGCAGATAAACAAACCGGAACCTGTGTCCTTTGGCGTGGACTTCAGCTTTGCCATCATGGAAGCGGAGCATACCCAGCAGGCTGTACCATCCAGAACAACTCCTTTTTCCAAAGCTGCGGCTTCAATCTGCAAAACTTCTGTCCAAGTAGGCGCGGCGCCAGCCATTGTCACAGCCGGAGTAGCATACGCGTCCACGAAGCATCCCTTAGATGCCTTACTGAGCTGAGTTTTGTTAAACATCCATTTGTTCAACAGGCGGGTCAGGCCCATTGTCAGCTGGCGCTGTACGATGTCGAGTACCAATCCGCTTGACTGGTCGATAGCATGATTAGACACCGGAATACTGATACCCACTCTCTTAGGAGTCGGAGTAAGTTTAGTCAGGTCCACCTTAGTATCTGTCAGTTCCACGTTTTCATCTTCCAATGTGGCTTCCACACCTCCCGCAACTACCGGGAACTGCCATGCACCCTCAATACCGTACTGTACCTTACAGCCTACTCGGCCCAAGATAAGTCCTTTTTCCAGCGGTTCAATAACATCACCTATTGTCAACGGGATAATAGGGGTGATTGTGGTGCTATCCTGCACGTCACGAGTCAACGGAATATCCATACCGCCAGCATTCACCAGCGAACGGGTTTCCTCCGAAATAGGGCCACCATTACGCATGAATCTTACTGCCTCGTCGAACACGCGACCACGGTTCTCTCTCTGCACGGTCTGCTCCGTGCGAGGTTGGTCTGCTTGTGCCATCCGGAGCTCCAGTACAGCTTTTTCAGCTGTCAAGGCGTTCTTCTCGTCGATTTCGTCCTGAGTCATTTGTCTCTTCTCTGCCTCCAGGGTGTCGGCCATTTCCTTGAATCGTGCGTTGATTTCGCGCACGCGCTTCATCATTTCTCTTTTTGTCATTACCTTAAGATTTAAGTTGTTAGTTTTCTGATAATTTTCGAAGTTCAGCGACTTCTTCCTTGTATTCGTCCTTCCGGTCTTCCGGATAGAATTTCTCCAGACTCCGGACGGACACGTCCGTCCCCATGTAGGCCGGGTCAGACACGATACTGACATCGCCTATCCAGTCAATCTTGTTCACATATCGGTACAGCATGTTGCCTTTCCGTTCATATTGCACATTGTTCTCGTCCGTCATGTATGCGAATGATGATCCGAACAAGTCACCGCGTCTTACCATCTCTACCGCATAATTACCGTCCTGCGTAGCCGGAGCTTCAAAACTATATTTCAACCCATGTGCATCTACCGTGAGTGACAACGTACCGTAACCATTGTAGCTTCTTGCCAGCATACGTCCAATCGTATGCTCCAGCAGTGCCTTCACATCACTGTGTTCCAGCAAATCCTGTGTCACCGCGCCCGAACGGATAATCTCGCGAAAGTACCGTTTGTTCTGCCTGTCATACAGCACCTCGCTTTCCTGGTCGAACACGATGGCGTATCCCTCGATGTTTCGGCTATCCTGCGCCAGCCTGGGCGCCGCATCTTGTCCATAACTTCTAATTTCCATAATCAATGCCTCTTTACCTTACCAGCGTAACTCGTATTTTGGTAGCACTTTATCCATTATTTCCTGGATTTTCTTCATTTTTCTGTCCTACCGGCATAAGGTTGGCCGACACAAGCAAATCGTCTCCACCCGGAACTGGAGGATAACCTCTCTCTCGTCTTGCCTCGTTAATAGTCTGTAAGCCAGCCTGTATGTTTTTCTCTGTGACAGTAGCCAGCGTCATCAGGTCGGTGTTATAAAAGTCTTTTACCGAGAACTCGATACGGTATCTCCCATACTGCGAGGGGACGAAAAGTTTTGCAGTAAATTCCAGAGAAAATTGTTTCAGTATCTGCTGCAGGGTATCGCTCATGAACAATACCTGCGACATCTCGCTGGCCTTGTAGTTGGTAGATTGACCGGCAAACACCTTGTCCGGATGTACTCCGTAGAACCGGCATATCTCCAGCACGCCGAATTGCTTATTCTCCAGCAGTTTGCTGTCAGCTGGGGACAGGTCAATCGCGCTGAACCCGGTACCGGACGGCAGATTCATAATCTGCTTGCCGGACTTCAGCTCCTCACTGACTCTGTCCGCCACGTTCTTCAGTTCGTTATCCTGAAACGCGCCGACGCCTTTCACATAGGCATCTCCACCCGTTACGAATCCTCTTCGGGTACCTCCAGGAGAATATACTTCTTCGCTCTTGTCGTCCGACATCGAAGCGATTCGCAGCACCTTAGCAGCATATTGCAGCGTTGACACACCCAAATATCCGCCATCCGTAGACAGGTTACGGAGGTGGATCATCTCGTCCGCCTCGAACGTACCGAACACATGGTTCACCATGTCACTTACGATGTACCGGTTAGACAGTTTGTCGTATGTGCAGGTGTTTGGGCTCAGCAATACCAGCCTGCCCAAGTCACCATTCGTTCGCCATTCCGGATATATGTATGCGTTGCCCTGGTTGAGCATCTGGACAACGGAATTCCGGATAAGGTCGAAGGATGTCTGCCGCTCGTTCGGCTTCAAGGCCAACAGGCTGGCCAGTCTTCCTGTATCTTCCGTCTTCCAGTAACTTCCATCCACTCTTTTCTTAATCTGGAGTGGGAGTGAGGCGACCGTTCCTGACACGATGGACGTACAGCGATATACTGCCGCCAGTTTCATGGCCATATCCGGACCTACTGCATACGAGCTTCCGGCTATTACCTGCATGTCATTATTCCCATACCATGTCGTTATATTCCCCTCACCGATACTGCGTACCTGCTTCTTTCCGGTCAGCACATGCCAAGCATCTCTAAATTTTCCCATAATGCTATTCGTTAATCAGTTCACACTTAATATCCCAGCTCATGTTTTTCCGGTTCCGGTCTATTGAAAGAATACGATAATTCTCACCTCCCCACGACAGCCTCATGTTACGTGTAATTCCAGGTCTGTATCGGATGGATACGTTCTTTATTGCAGTGAACACTGCTTCCCGGTTCTCTTCCTTCAGGTCTCCACTCTTGTCTTGTATTCTCGCGCGTGTACGGAGGATAGTTTCCCATTTTCGCGTCTCGCCTCCCAGCTGGTCCCGTTCTACGGTTTCCTGCTGTATCTCTACCCAGTCTCTTAATAATCCTGCCTGCATGGTTACGAAAGTTTACGCCGTTGAATAAGAAGGAATGTGAGTCCGTAAGGAATCTCGGATGAAGCGGCGAAGGCTGCCGGCTCCCTGTTCGCATAGAATCCACCTGCCAGAATCCGCACGGCCATCTTCAAGTCTGACGGGAGATTCCCGTCATCGTCCGCCAGATTGGAAAGCGGCTGCTGGATATACAATTCTATAGCAGACTCAGCCGCCTCTATTAGTTCAGTGAGGTACTGGTCATCCTCATCATAATCAATGTTAAGGTGTCTCTTTAATTCATCTACGGATATGTACATAAGCCTTTTTACCTTACCAACATAACCCGTTTTTTGGTAGCACTTTTCTATCGAATTGGGCGCTCGTAGTTGTTAAACTGGTAGAAGGTCATAATGGCCGTTATCACCCCGTCGATTTTCCGATTGTCGGAAATCTTGATTGGTTTCTTGTTCTCGTTCCGGTCCGTATCCAGTACCGCATTTCCGAAGCAGTACCAGTTTATCGGGTTGTCATTAAATGACACCTTGCCTGTACGTAGCGCATACTCGAATGACTCTACAGGAGAGTTGAACGCTCCGTAGTTCTGAGGCACCGCGCGCAGCACGTCACGGAATCCGGAGGCGGCCAGCATGTTGACACACTCCTGCGATTTGTACGCATCATAACCCACGCCGACTATGCGGAGCGTACGGCTTCGCTCCAGTATATCCTGCACGATCATCCGATAATCTATCACATCTCCCTTGCATAGTTTAAGATAGCCGTTGTCCACCCACCGACGGTACAGCTCCCTGTTCGGATGATTGCCGAGCGCCCCTTCCGGGAAATAGTAGTCCGTATGGATGTGAAAGGAACGAAGTGTCTCGCTGTACAGGTTGTACGATACGGCAGAAAAGTCATCGTGAACCGAAAGGTCCATCGATACCATCGTCATCGGGCCACCCGTCACTTTTTCAAGATCCACATTACGCTTGCACTCCATAGCCTCATCCGCGGTTATCCACGCCTTCGCATCATCCATCACGAAGATGTTCAGCAGCTTGGTGCGGAAAGCCTTCATGTCCTCATAGCTTCGAAGGGCTTCCCTGTACTTGTGCTCGTAATAGTCGGTCTGTATAGTTACCCCCCAGTGAGGTTGTACTTTCTTCCACGTGTCTTCGCTTCCCTCGTCGTCGTCGATGTCCGGCTCGAAGATATGTGCGAACACGCTGTCATCCTCCAGCTTTCCCTCCAGAATGTCCTTGTAACCTTGCAACTCCGCATAGAAGGGCCCGTTCAGTTTCTCCGATGCGGTGGTGATGATGACGGTAAGCGGATTGACACGTGCGCCCATGGAGGAGGTAAGCACGTTCTTCAGCTCCGCGCTGTCTGCCTGTGAGTATTCGTCAAGGATAACCAGTGAGGCGTTGAGCCCATCCAGCTTGTCTGCCTCGGATGCCAGGCACCGGGCAAAGCTGCTGCGCCCCGGCATAAGGTTGTACACCTTCTCCCGGTTAATCTTGAAACGCCTCATCTTCGGGTCCATGTTCTTCAGGATTCCCTTGATTTCCTTGAAGCATATCTGCGCCTGTTCGTAGCTGTTGGCCGCCACATACGCCTGTGCGTTTGCATCTCCGAACAGCAGGTCGTCGATGGCCAGCGCCGCTACTGAGGTAGTTTTGCTGTATTTTCTCGGAACAAACAGCAGTGCGGTACGGCACAGACGTTTCTCCTGCGTTCGGTAGAAGCCCAAGATGGAGGCGAACTGGAAGACCTGAATCGGGGTAAGCCGGTACCGCGTGACACCCGTCATGCCATTAAACCGGAGCGACTCATATACCACGATAAACCTACGGACGGCAGACGGACGAAACTCGTAGGTATCGAGCAGATGAAAGAAGCGGAGCAGGGCCAGCAGTTCATACAGGTTATGCTTGTCCGGACAGCTGCGCACACTGTTTATGTAGACTCTCAGCCGAATGTCTGTCTTGTCAAGCGCTGGGTATCCATCCAGATCAATACAATCCAGCTTATTCGCCGTATCCGTTTTCAAGTCTCTTAACCTCTGCTTCTCCTGCTCGTCGAGTATCATTCCTCCTCCTTTCGGGCTCTGTCCAGCATGTCTTCCAGCGGGTCGTTGTCTCCAGTAGATAGTGTTCCAAGTGTCAGTCCCAACTCACGAAGCGAACGTCTTACCATTTCCTGTGCATCTTTCAATACCTTGAAGGCAGGGTGGGGAACCAATTTCTCATTTCCCTCCCGTGTGATTTCCGTCAGGAAGGTGCAGGTAAGGCTTTCAATATCCCTCTGTGCAAGCAGGAACGCATAGTAAGAACCTGCGGCCATGGAGATACATGTTTCGAGATCTTTGGAGTAGGTGTTCTGGTTCTTCAGGGCTTTCCTGATTCTGCTTTTGATGTTTGTAATTTTTTCCATATCCAACCGTGAAAAAGTATTAAACCCCCTCGGATTCAAAATTGCCCGCGCGTGTAAACTCTAAGCACACGGGGTTCAATCATTTTTAAAGTATTTTAAAAAATACCCCCCGGGGATTTGTCGTTAATCTCTGCTAATGATTGATGGCAAGCAGTCTTTCGGGCGTCTTTCAGTCGAGATACTTGCTTATAAACCTCTTTGTCTCACGTTCAGAGCTGGCCTTAGCTGACTCCTTGCCTCTACTATGCATGCGTTCATGCGTTTTTTGGTGGCACTTTTCGCACAGGCTTCTCAGATTCGTATAATCGAAGGCCAGCCGCTCCATCTCTGCAATGCTGTGCGCGCTCTCAATCGGCACGATATGGTGTACCTCTGTGGCCAGCGTGGCCCTGTCGTCCAGCAGGCAGTCCTCACACAGCGGGTTTCGGGCTATTTTGATTGCCCGCAGCTCCCGCCAGCGTTTGGACGTGATCAGTCTTCTGTAATCCTTGCTCCGACTGCTCATAGGTCTGTGCTTTTCTTGACTGGCCTCGCCTTACGGTATCGCACCGGCAGTTTCGGTGTTCCCATATCATCGAACATCTGCACTATTTCATCAGGAACCGGTTCATCTATTGGATCATGTTCTTTGTCAACTGCCCTTAGAAATGAATAACACAGATAATTTTGCAGTTGGTATATAGATTTAAATCCATATTTTTCACATATATCTTTCAATCTCTTATAATCTGCAAGTGTGACTCTTGCTACAATCTGTACCGTTTGTATTCGTTTCTTTCTATTCATTCTCAACCAGTTTTATTCTCCATGCTCTGATATTGTTGTATAGCCTTCCATTGAACTCTGTGACATGGCAGTTATAATCTACTTCTACTTTCTGGCCAACTGCCAGCCATTGGTTATTGACATCTTCTCCCATCACATCGAAAGCCAGCGACTGGGCGTATTTCCCTCCATCAGTTTCTACTACTGCTGTACGCTTTAAGATTATTCTTTTATCCTTTGTAGTGATTGGTTCTATATCTTTCACTACTATTATTTGTCCTTTGATGTTCATTTTGTTTCCTCCTTAAATTCCCAAAAACTAAGTTTTCCTTTCACATTCATAATCGGATTGTCAAACAGAACCGCATCCTTCAGCACCCAGTTCCAGCAACCTTTCTCAGCCCAGTCTGAAGGATGGTTCTGTACGCAGTCGGATATCACAACACTACCGATAATCGCTCCTTTAGGAAGATTATCAAAAGAGAATCCTTTTGATAAATCCCTCTGTCTGAAATTCAGCGGTAGTTCCTTCCAACCTGCAGATTTCTTTGAGGCGTGGATTAGCACTCTTTGTCCGATATACTTCTGAGGGCACTTCCATGTCCGGTTCTCGATGTCTTTGATACCGTGAGCGATTAAGCTCGCCCACGGCTGTTTGATGGATATTGCTTTCATACTTCAACTTCATTTGAACTGTCCGGCTTTTCCGAACGGTTGGCTTCAATATGGTTTACAATCTCACTGATGGCTTCATTCCATGGAATCTCCCCAAGATATTTCAAGCAGGCGTCCCAACCTGCTTCAAATCCTTCCGAAAACTCCTCTGCATAACATTCATAGTCACAATCGTGTGCAGTGTTCGTCCCTTCGCAGAAACGGCAATAAGCACGCTCACTGCAGGCGTATTTTCCGTTACACAGGTATTCCTTTTGTACTGCTTCTTTCAGTAGCTCTTCTTTTCTTGTCATAATTATTCCTCATATTTTGCATTATCATTATATGTCATTTCAACAGACCAAATCTGCGCATCAGTTATTCCTACTTTATATTTATCTTGATATTTCCTAATGCGCTGAAAAACCTTTTCGTTTTCCGAGTCTGTCAAAAATCCATTTATATGAAGATATGTTCTACAGAAATCCGACTTAGCAAGATTTTCTCTTTTATTTTTATTTCCCATAATCATTCCTCTGTATTAGGTATTAAATCTTCTTTATATGCCCATTTTAGAAATCCTCCATCCGCTATTACGGATTCTTTATAATACATCATATTAGGACCATATATTAGCATAGTTCCATATTTTCCCAATAGCACTATGATTCTACCATCTTCAGGCATCTCATTTATATCATGCCACACGCTGTTGATACGCCAGTCGGCACCTTCCATGAAACCTTTACAGTATGAACCTCGAAAACCTTTAAGGTTTCCACTGTTTACATATTCCTCTACACCTTTAAGTGCAGCTTTTTCTATATCCTCTCTTGTCATATCCTTCTCCTTTCCACCTATCCCAGCAGCCACCACATGACTGCCAGGAACAGGTAATACAATTTCGTTTTCACTGATTATTTCTCCTTCTTTCAACTAATAATTCTAACCGTTTCTCACACTCCGCACACTCGATTTTCTTGCGCTCCAGCTTCTCCCGGAACTTAACAAGCTCCTCATCCGTGTTCTCATCAAAAAACATGTTGTTCTGACGGTTGTGCTCGATGTACTCATTCATCTTGCGTTCTGCTTTTGTTATCTGGGCTTTGGCAGAAATCAGTTTGGAAAGGCAGGAACTCACTTCAAGCGACTCTCCTGAACGATTGTAGTAGTAGTAAAAAGAAGGATACACATCATTCCTCGGATACTGGCATTGCAATCTGGCCACCCTCCATCTGATTACCCACATTCTTCTTTCGTACACTTCACGCGGAAGGTCGTAGGTATATAGTGTGACAGATTGATGACCGTAACCGTAGCATATGCTGATTTGCACCCAATTCTCGATTTTCAGCTCCTTTTCAGCCTTGGCCAAATCCTTTTCGAACTGATAATAATCACTCAAACTTTCCTGCTTTCCCATATCATTCAAATTTTAATTCAAGTTGTCTACTCGGTTCTTTATATCCAGGATTTGAAAATAAGAAAGCCTTTCTTAGTGCCTCTGAGATTCTTTCACGCATAGCCTTTGATGCATGATTCTTGTCCGATTCGCTGTTGATAAGCAAGCATCTTTGAAGGCTACCATTTATCGGCTTCTCGTCGAGGAACAGGCTGTACTCAGTAAATATCCGGTTCTGACGTTTACCTTCCTTTTCTTCTTCATCAGTCTGGTACCTTTCAAATACGGTGTCTTGAATTGTTCTCAGGCACCTTTGTCCTCTCTCACTTCTGCATCCCAGCATTTCGTTCTCGAACATGACAGACAAAGCACGCTTTTTCCTGACACCTCCAATTCTGGCCCATCCATAATAAACTTTCAGCTTTCCCATATCACTTATTAATTACTATTGCTATAGTTTTAGTTCCGGTTCCACTTTCCTTGAAGGCTCCTTCTTCAATCTCGAATTTCTTTCCTCCATTATCCTCCAGCCATTGTCTGAAATACTTACATTCAGATTCGCTTCCAAACTCCCAGTGTGGACCAGTTATTGCAGCTAATACACCTCCGGAGTTCAAACATTCATACATACGCCTTACATGCCGAATGTCCTGATTTTTACTGAATGGCGGATTTGCTATAATCTTATCATACTGTGCAACATCACACTTCGTGAAGTCATCTCCAAGAATACGTATATTATCTTTTCTCGATAGAATTTCCTTATTTTCCGGCATAAGTTCATAGCAATCTACAATTACGTCCGGACAGTTTCGATGAATTGCATCTATGATAGCACCAGTACCGGCACTTGGTTCCAGAATCTTTTCATCTTCATGCACGCCACCGGCCAACATAACAAGCCAGTCTGCTACTTCTGGAGGTGTTGCAAAAAACTGGAAGTCCTGCTGTAAATTGCACCGCTTTCCTTCATGAAGAATAGAGAATACACGATCGGCATTGAATGGAAACGTGAATCCCTGCACCTTACCTCCTTGCCAGCTTCCACCAGCTTCTTCAATCCATTTCTTAGCTTCAGCATAGGATTTTTTGTTGAATTGCACCCGAGGTAACTTCAACACATTGTCCTCAAGCGTGCAGTGCATGAGGATTTCCTCCACACTCCATTTACTTCCCGAATCATCCTTATTGCGCTTGTTGTTCTGCTCCAGTTCGTCACACCCCAACAGACGGTTCAACGACTTCTGCACTTTCACACTTATTTCTGCCATCCTTGACATCCATTGCAGGATTGCAGTCATAAACTCCAAATCCACATGTCCGGTCTCATCGTAAATGTTTTCCCGGTCTATCAATTCCGGAAGGTTATCCATGAACATGAAGCTACCATACAACGCTTCGATTAAATTCTTTTTTCTGTTCGTCATAACTTTTCTGTAAATAAATTCTTGTCGTATCAATACTTCCGTGTCCCAACAGGTCTGCCAACTGTACCACGTCATTGTTCTTTTTTAAATACATTTTTGCGAAGAAATGCCGGAAAGCATGAGGGTGCATCTTGCTTCTATCTATTCCGCACTTATCGCCCCATTCTTTCATTGACTGGCACAAGCTCCGCTGTGTCAGCCTTCCACACTTACCAACTGCTACATATCCGGTCTTGTGACTCTCCTTCACGTATGCTTTCACTTCAGCCTGCAACTGCTTGCTGAAAAAGAACCTCCGGTACTTGTTTCCCTTTCCCTTTAGAGTGACTTCACCGGAAAGGATGTCCTCCCACTTGAATTGGAAGAACTCGCTTACCCTTGCCCCTGTTGTAGCCAGTATCTTGATGAAAAAGTACCTGTCCCGGTTATGACAAGTTTTCAAATACTCAAGCAGCCGGTTGTATTCGGCTTCGGTTGGCACGTTCTCTGTATTCAATTCCTTCTTGAACTTAGGGCGCTTCAACTCTATCGGTTTCTTCATCCATTTACTAAATCGCTCAAGTGCGGTAATTCGTAGTCGTATCGTTCTTGGAGACAATCCCTCATCCTCCAGCATCCGTACAAAACGCTTATAATTGTCAACATTTACTTCGTTTGCGTATTCGAAATATTTTTTTATCGAAAATGAATATATCTCCAGTGTATGTGGAGAGTAATCTTCATCCTGTGTAAGGTAATACACAAATTCATTCATCAGTTTCATGTTCTTTTCTGAAATCTTGCTAAGCTTCTCCAAAGGTTTAACTGATTTCTCTTTTCGTGTGCGTGAATATCCAATACCAAGATAATTAAGGAACCCACATAGAGCGTCTTTAATGTATGGCTTGTCAGATAATTCAACGGCATTCTCTCTTATATAAGCCTTGTATCCTTTACGGCTTACCTGATAATCGCTTTCAAGGAATAACTTTACCGCTTTGATGTCTCGGCCAATAACCTCATAGCTTTTATCGGTGCTATACAAGTGGGATACGTATTCTATAAATATTTTTTTATCTACTTCTTCCATATCAAATCGTTGTTACACAATCAAAGTCTTTCCCATACATTATGTAGGCTCCACGCTTCCGGAGTTCGTCCACCAGCTGCTCGTTGGTGTATCTGGCCAGCCGTCCATGAATCCTATCCTGCTTTCTTCTTTCAGACGTGTGTCTGCTCTCACATAACCGGCACCTGCTGGTGTAATGGGTGCCGGATTTCGTTTCATAGGCACGGAACTTTCTTTCCGGAAGGTTCCGGCCACACTCGATACAAACTTTCATGACGCTGCCCTCCTTATAATCTCAGCCATATTCTTCTCCACTATGTGAATAATCTGATTGTGGTATTTACTATATCCATTACAAGCTCCACGGGACTGAACTATCTTGAATGTATTCAGGTTTACCTCGATTGTTTCCAGTCGCTTTCCATCTTTTCTGGCAGATAATACAATAGAATCATTCCTTTCGAAATACGAACACTCATAAACACAGTGGTGCATTTTTTTCCCTTCCTGATAGTACTGTGTAACACTTTCCAGCGGACAAATTATGATACCCTCTTCTTTTATTTTCATACCTAAAAATGGCTGTATCTTTTTCCAGAAAGAGGAAATGTTTTTTTTCAGCCTCTTCTCTTTCTCCATGCGTAAAGCCCTTTCCCTTCTCATCCTTTCCATTTCTATTATCTTCCTCTTTTTCTCAACCAGCTTGTCATGCTCCTTCTTCAGGTTCTTCGGACATACATAGTGTGCATTATGAGTATCAAGATGAAAGTAGTCAAGCAAATGAATGTAATCATCATACATTGAGCCGTCCTTGATTATATACCCATTACGGTTACAGATATTAACTACCCACGGATAAGAAATTCCGCCTCTATTCATATAGAAATACAGCATCCCATACTGTTTTGTCTTCAATAGCATTTCTGCATACTTTCTTTCACCTAACAAAGCACGTATCAACGCTGCTGGAGTAACACCATGGAACGAAGTGCGAAGGCCATTTCTGCGAAGAATCGGCAGAACATTTACTTTCGGATACACATAGCCGTCTATGTCGTAAGAATGTGAGCAGTATATATTCCCATCCTGTTTGATACTCATTTCTGTAGTGTGAATCCAGCTTGTACTCCACATATTCATAGCTTTGGCGATAACCGTATCTTTGCAGTCAGCGGTTATCCACTGTTGGCATACCTC